GTAATAAATACCACAAAAGATTATGGCTAGATTAACGATAGACACAGGAACGGCGGGAAATCCAGCAACGGGCGACACTTTACGCACGGCCATGACCAAGGTCAACGCCAATTTCGCGGAGTTGGCCGGCGATCTACAGATGTCAGGCAACACTTTATTGAGTGCTGACACCAACGGAAACATCATACTAGATCCAAACGGCACGGGACAAGTACAGGTCAATGCTGACAGATTAGTGATCACGACCACCAAGACACCAACAGCAATAGGAGCCACGGGTGATGTAGCGGGATCAATCAGTTGGGACGCGACCAACCTGTACATCTGCACTGCCAACTATGATGGTTCAACTGCCATCTGGAAGAAACTAGTATTACAGGCGATATAAAATGGCGAAACAGACGATTGACCTAGGTACATTAGGCGGTGCCGATGGTACCGGTGACAGCATCAGGACCGCGGGCGCCAAGATCAACAACAACTTCACGGAACTTTACGCCACCAGTGCGGTGCAGTCGCACATCGGAATGTCACAGAACGAGATAACGTCAACGCAGTCGAACGCGGACATAGTGCTGAAACCATCAGGCACGGGTTCAATAAGTTTTCCAGCAATAAAATTCAATGACAACAACATAGAGACCACCCGTACCAACGATGATCTAAAGTTCGTGCCGAGTGGAGCGGGATCTTTTGTTGTCAACTCATTTAAATTCAAGGACAATGTGATCTCAACTTTCCAAACTAACACCGACATAGAACTTCGACCTTCGGGCTCTGGCGGGGTGGATGCCAAGGCCATCACAGTTGACAACAGCATCAACATGAGCGATGACACCATCAGGATACTGTCAGACGCGTCCACGAATTCAGACCTCAAACTGATTGCTAGTGGAACGGGATCCGTACAATCTTCCCTAGTAGACATCAACAATGGTGCGATCGATGGCACAACTATCGGGGTCAACACACCGGCCGCGGCAACGTTTTCAACAATTGAATTCTCACCAGTGGACGGCGGGACATTGAACGCAGACGGTGTTGTCATCTATGACAACAAGATCACTACCACATCAAACGCTGACCTAGAGATAGAAGCCAGTGGATCCGGTTATGTCACGATCAACGGCATTACCCTGCCACACCTGGACGGCAACACAGGACAGGTGCTACGCACAGACGGTAGTGGCCAACTGGACTGGTTCACGTCACCGATACTGCTGGGCGTCTCTGACATACAGGACAACCAGACCACGATATCATTCGCTGGTCAGACCGTGATCGATCATGTGACGGCAGTTGGTGACCACCATCGTGTCGAGTCTGGCACGTCTGTGCTGGACAGTTTCGTAACCTCCAAGTATGACAGCGCATGGTACCTCGCAGTCAACAGGGACGACAACAGCACGGAATTCGAGGTCATCAAGCATTCACTGTGCCATGGTGTCACCAGTGACGGTAGCACCACAGACGCGTTCGTGTCCTCTTCGGCCAGTGCGCAGACCGGCACCAACAATCACATAATAACCAGTGCCGACATAAACGACGGCAGGGCCAGACTGCTGGGGACGGGCAGTTCCACGTTCAACTCCATGGCCTACTACAGGATAGGACTCGGTGACGATGATTCAACCGGATACTCAGGCGAGGAGGAAACTGCGGTGAGGATCAACACAGACGTAGACAACGGCGCGGAAGTCATAGACTCATGGGCGACGGCGTCCTACAGGGGGGCCAAGTACTACATATCGGTAAAAAATTCAGACAGCGGAGAGGTCAGTAACCTTGAAGCGGCCGTAGTTCATAACGGCACCGACGCTTTCATCTCTGTGTACAACATCATACACTCTGGTGCGTCGGAACTTCTTCCAACCATCACTGCCACAATCAATGGCGCCAATGTTGAAGTATCTGCCACAGGGGCCAATAACAACAACAGGGTACACATGTACAGGATTTTACTGTCAGACAATGAGGTGGACAGGAGTTCAACCAACATAAATGTGATCGGCAACGTGTCTGTTTCAAGCGCCACGACCGCGATTGACACCTTTGACACGGGATCATACCAGGCCGCACATTACATTATAGTTTCGCACAACGCCTCGGAAGGGCATTCGGCCATATGCGAAGCCGCCGTGGTCAGTGATGGAACAAACGCATTCGTGACGCAATACGGATTGACATCAACCAAGGGCACGGATCAGATCATTTTGACCGTGGGACACGCGGGCACAACAACCACGCTCTCGGCCACGTCCACTTCGGGTGGATCCACGATCGTCAACGCCTACAGGGTCAGTCTGACCAGAGGTCCAGGCACAGCGACAGCAACGGCAACATTGGATTCAGTCAGTGCCACGACATACAGGGGCGCAAAATACAACGTGCAGGTAGTGGATTCAGCAGGAGGAAACTATGAGTGCTTCGAGGTCAACGTTGTTCATGACGGATCAACTGCTTACACGTCCACTTTTGGCAACGTGGGCAACAACATTGATCTCATCACGGTGTCAGCGGACATCAACGCAGGAAATCTAAGACTGCGAGGTGCGATAAGTAATACAAATGACCACGTGGTTACGGTGGTCAGAAGGGTAATCGAAGCATAATGGCACAACAAACTTTAAACATAGGATTTACAGCCAACGACGGCACAGGTGACACGCTATATGCCGCAATGGACAAGGTAAATGACAACTTTGACGAGATCTACGCATCACCACTGTTCAACGAAGACATCATAATATCGGGCAACGAGATAAGGGCCAACAGGTCCAATGACGATTTGGTTTTCGGACCATCTGGAACAGGTTCCATCGTGTTCCCAGCGATAAGGATCAACGACAACAACATAGAAGGCACGAGATCAAACGACGACATCAACATCATCCCGAGCGGAACGGGTTCGGTAGTGGTGGGATCACTGTCCGTCAAAGACAACATAATCTCAACCTTCGAGTCAAACGCTGACATCGAACTGAGACCCAACGGATCTGGACAGGTGCTAGTACCGGAACTGACCGTGGATTCCAACATAAACATCAGAGACAACGAGATCAAGACCACAGTTTCCAATTCAGACCTGGTGTTATCAGGATCAGGCACAGGTTCGGTGAGGATCGACAAGGTAGACATCAACGGTGGTAGCATAGACGGCACCACGATCGGCGCCAGCTCGGCGGTGGCCGGCACCTTCACCACGATCACTGCCAACACCAGCGCCACCATAAAAGACATCACGATCTCAGACAACCAGATCACAACCAACGCATCAAACATCAATCTAGAACTTTCTGGAAACGGAACAGGCACTGTGACCATCAGTGGGTTTTCTTTCCCAACGACCGACGGATCAGCGGGACAGTTCCTAAAGACGGATGGCGCGGGCACATTGGCGTTTGCGACCGCGGGTGCGACACTGACACATTCAGACATAGCGGACGCCACCACCACATTGGCCAGCTCATCATCACAGGTACTGAACACTTTTCCAATGGCCACCTACAGGAGTGCCAAGTACTTTATCTCTATCACAGACACCACCAACAGCAGGTTCGAGTTCGTAGAGGCCAATGTGATACATGACGGCACCAACGCCTACATCTCGTCTTATGGTTCCACGTCGAACTACACCGGCGCACCAACGCTTTCCGATCTGACCGTTGATGTTAGTGGCGGAGACGTGAGACTGTTGGGAAGGAACATATCAGACAACACCTGTGTGTTCAAGTTCCAGAGGATAGCGATAGACTTATAATATTAAGAAGTATAAACTAATAACTCGACATGAGAAGAAACAACCGAAGACCACAGCACAGGTCACCACGATCAGAGATAGCCAGGCTAGAGGAACAGCTCAAAAGGACCACGGACGCAGTTGATCGCGAGGGCATAAGACAGCACATAGAACACTGGCAACGCACCCAGAACGACAGCGCTGATCTCCAATAAATACCCGTGTAAGGAGTAAGATCAATGGCAACACCGGTGTGGACGACCACAGCAGGCAAACTGGCCACTTTCAACGAGGACAGTTCGTATTCACTACAACTGGAGGCGAACACCAGTGATTCAACGGCCATTACTTACTCAGTGATCGCAGGAAGCCTGCCCTCGGGCATGAGGGTCACAACGGACGGACTGCTTACGGGGACTCCGGCCCAGGTTGCCAAAAGAACTCTTTACACCTTCGTCGTGCGTGCCGCGGCCGGTTCCCAGATAACAGACAGGACTTTCTCAATAGACATCGAGGGACAGGACGCACCAGTGTTCACCACGGCATCGGGACAACTTCAACTGGATGATTCCACACGTGTGGGACTGTACTGGGTTTTAGACGGTGAGTACGTGAACTTCCAGTTTCAGGCCACGGACATAGATACTCGACTGGGAGGGGAGATAAAATTTGAGGTCATTTCGGGCATACTGCCACCGGGACTCACACTCAGGGAGGATGGACTGCTTTCAGGCACATGTCAACTCACAGACGACTACTTCGAGGATTCCACTAGACAGATCGCGATGACCTTCCCCATAACGGTGAGGGTCAGTGACAGCACCTCAGTTACCACTCAAGAAAATTCAATATTCGTTTACTCGGCCGCATACTGGAATGTCAACAACCCCAACATAACCATCGACATGACAGAGATCAACAATTTCCCCATCACCATGGATCACACATCACAGAGGAGGCCGGTGTTCACCACTGACTCAGCGCTGGGCACGTTCAGGCATGACAACTCCCACGTGATCAAGATCGACGTGGATGACGCGGACTCCACTGGCAGTGACCTAGTGTATTCTAAAGTGGGAGGCACACTGCCTCCAGGAATGAGCGTGGATCCCAACTCGGGTGAGGTTTTTGGCTACGTTCCCAGACAGGGTGAGGTCACGCAGGACTTCTCTTTCACGCTGAGGGCAACAAGGACCATGCCAACGGGTCAACTGGTGTACTCTGACAAACTTTTCACGCTTACCATAATAGGTGACCTAGACATAGGGGTGACATTCACCACGCCAAGGAACGTGGGCACACTGACGGCGGATATACCCAGCACACTTTCAATAGAGGCGGAGGCGGATGAACCCAACAGGGTCTTATCATATTCAGTGACGGGTGGAGCATTGCCAACCGGCATAACACTCTCACCCTTGGGCAATCTTGTGGGCACCATAGATCCCAGCGACTTTACTGACTCCACGAGGACCTTCACGTTCACGGTAACGGTCAGTGACCAGTACCAGACGGCGGCGGCAACAAAAGAATTCACCGTGACCATAAACATACCATACACCACCGTGGAATATGGCAACATGA